ACCTCATTCCATTGAGCCGCTCCGGTTTGGCGCCACTGATACCGATAGCCACGAATCAATACGTCGTCTGCACCGTTGCGCTCAGGTGCTTGCCAGTTGGCATTGATCTGAGTGCGACCGTTGTTGTACGCCAATTTGGCGGAAAGGCTGACAACGGCTTGAGTTGCTTCAAGCGTGAAACGATCCTTGGGAATTGCAATCGGTAGGTCGTTATCGACGTAATCAAACTTGCTCGCGTTGTACTGAACCGCCTCAACTTGGAAAATAAGCGGTTCGACCTCAGTGATTGCAATAATCTTGTAGAGCGCGGCCTGCATATCAGACCACTCCAAAACCCACAAGGCGTTGACTTGGCTGTCAACGTTGCCATCGACAACAGCAGTGGTCGTCCCAAGATTGTCAACAATCGTTTGGCCTTCAATTTCGTCACCGTCTTGAGTGACCAAAACGTCAATTCCGCCTTGAGTGGCCAGCGAACGCAATTCGGCTTCGCTTTGGTCTTGCGATGTGCTGATCAGATTGTGGACGCTCAGCTTGGGGCGTTTAGTAATTGTGTTGTCAGGGTTAGTGACGGTTTCTCCGTCAGGCACTACCAGCGTCAGGGTGTAATCAATCGCGTCGTTCAGGTTCAGAACGGCGTCAAGTTTGATGTTGTTGCCGCTGATTTCTTTGATGCGACCACCCAAGCGCTGACCCTGCTTCATTAGATCGGCAATTTGGATGATCTCGCCAACGCCAGCAGCTAAGCCCTCCGCACCAATGCGGAAGCTAACTTTCTCTGTTAAATACCGACTAGAGAAAAGCGTGTGCTTTGCTGCCCGCAATGCCTGACCGCGTGAGGTAACACCAAGCAGGCGCAAGTCGATCGGGTTGTAGCCGAATGTTTCTAAAAGTGCATCGTCTTGCTGATATTCAGTAACGCTGGAATACGCCTGGTTGGGATCATCCCAGTTAGCTAAAACAACAGACTTACGGGCGCCGCGTGCTGTGCCGCTATAGGTGAAACAAGGCGCGGTAACCTGCCCAGAGTCGTCAACCTCTTGAATAACGTTGGCTTCGCTGAATTGCTGAACCGGAAGCTGTGCGCGGTCTTGCGTCAGGAATAGTTGGCCTTGGCTGTAATAGATCAAGCCCCGAAAACACGAAGCAAGACCATTGAGCACTTCGTAGACACTGCCTGCATTTTGCAGGTACACATTGCAGGTAAAACGAGGCTCGGTCCCGCCATTACCGTCAGGAACTAATTCATCGCAATACTGGGCCACGGAGTAGAGATACCACCGGTCAATTGAGATGTTGGAGACATAACGCGCTACACCAAAGCGGTCATTAACAACAATGTCCCGGAAAATCCACGCTGGATTGTCTGTCCAAGCAGTTGTAAAGGTGCCATCCCAGATGCCCGTGTAAACGCGAGTTGTGGGGTTGTAGTTGCTTGGAATTTGAACGCGTTTGCCGCGCAGACGAACGGCAACGTTTGGGATGCTGTTGAACTGGCGAGCGTCAACCTTCAGCGCCAGCAGAGCAGTGTTGGGGTAGGCAAATTTCTCGTCGATGATCTCAACAAGGGACTGCCACCGCGTTTGATTTGCGACAAATCCGCTGCTGTCATCACCCGTCAAACGAGTCAGGCGAATAGTCCAAGGCCCAGTGCCGTCTAGATCAAACTCGTAAGCACGTTGAAACTGACTGTTTGATTTACCACTAACTGTTGGAGAATCAATCTCAACGTATGAACCACCATTTGCAGATACTTCAATCTTGAAACTGACGCTAGTTGCAACTACGTCGCCGTTATCTCTGTTCTGAGCCTGCAGTGCAGGGAACGTCATAATGATGCGGCAGCGCTCCACATCGGTGTCAGTAATAGTCCGGGTGAGAGCACCGGCAGCAACAGTCAGATTTGTATTTACGCCAACGACGTTTTCGGTTGTACTAAATCCCGTGATCGGCGTCTGGGTTTCATCCGTCCCAGTGCGGTGATCAATCGTGTAACCCTGAAAGTTATAGGTATCGTCCTCGTTTTGGATCGGGGTTGAATCCAAAAACGTATCTTTTGTGATGCTGTTAGGAAAACCCTCGATTTCGCCTTCGCTTAGCGCATAAACCGTTTTGGCAAATGCAACCGAAAACAGGTTGTTCGCTGCAACAGTTGGCTGCCTAGCCGTAGGCGCCGCAATAGTGACGTTCTGTTGAACCGTCTGTTGAACGACTTGTTGGCCGCCGCCACCGCCACCAGCACCGCTGACTTCAGGCAGATCTTGAAAGTCTTCCATCAGAGGCTGTTCTGCAGTTCCAGACCGAAGCTCAGAATCGGAGTCGATCCGATGATGCGCTCACCGTAGAGCACTGGAACAACTTCGCCTTGCTGAGTATTGGCATTTGACTTGTCAAACGTGAATGATTTTCTTTGATCCTCACGACTGCGTCCACTCGTCGCACCAGTGCCATAGCTGCCGCCTCCTGCAACGTTTGGCATTTTTGGAGTTGGCGTCAAAAGATCTGCAACGCCAAGTGTGATCAAACCTGCACCAGCAACCAATGCAGCAACACTTCCTGCAGCAGCAAAACTTCCAACTCCAAAGCTGCCCAAGACACCGGCCCAAGCGCCAGCGCCAAAGCTGACAAAAGAAAGAGCAACCAAGGCGACGCCCGCAACAATCTTGCCAACGCCACCTCGACCAACAGGCTGGGGGGCCAGAATGAAACGCTTGCTCATCGGCCAAAACAACTGCTCTTCATCAAGTCCGTCTGGGTGCTCAGTGATTGCACGCCAACAAATACCGTTCTCCTCTGATTCCAGCAGATATTGACGTAGTGCAGGGATTTGTACGCACAATGCCCGTACAGCTTCAGCTGGAGTTTTTACCGCAAGTTCAAAACGGCGCCCAAAACGACGACCTGCTTCGCCAAGCAATCGGATCGTCACCATCAGCCTGCTCTCCGCACAACCATGTATGTATTCTCGCGGAAATATCCGCTGTAGGAAGTTGTGCCAGACAATCTTCCAACTAAGTGTTGATACAGCCTATTGGCAGCCGGGTCTTCAACAACTGCCACATGATTGCATGCAGCCTGATTGCGAATCCTGAAAAGAATCACATCGCCGCGTATTAGATCTGTTCCAGCAGGCAGGTTAAGAAAGCCCTCGGCGGCAAAATTGTCCTCAAAGAAAGTAAAGCTTGACTTTGACCATTCGCCCTCGTATCGGCGTGGATAGTCGCCCATCTCAACGCCCATCTGTTGCTTATACCAGTCCCGCACAGCTGAATAACAGTCATAAACACCATAATTCCAGGCGCGTCCCAGCAACCCTGCGTCTTGAGACGGATCCAGCCAAAACGCTTCGCTACCGCCGCAGTTCCACACGGCATAAGGCAGGTTCAATGCCTTGCAAGCTTTGATGTCAGCTGGGCTGAAACCGCTGTATTTGTCATGGCTATGCCAGCAGGCTTTGGCGTCGTCCAAATAATCGGCAGTGTCTTGAGCGCTGATAACAAACGTGTCTGGGTCATCGCTGGTGTTCTGGCACTCGACAACCGTGCCGTCAATCAGGATGAACCCGCAGGTTTCTTTGGGATATGCACGTTCTGCATAGGTCCGCATTGCTAGCCGCTGCTCAGCGGTAAGCGGATTTTGCCACTGAGACAGCATTAGCCTTGAGAGTCAACGAGACCAGGAAAACCGCCAAACGGCAAACGAGAAGTAGAGCCAAAGCGCAGCTGACAACTGCTTAGACGTTTGCCACACACATCGTCAGCAACGTCAGTCACTTCGTCGTCGTTGGCATCGTAATAATCAGTTCCGTCGTAATGGCAGCCAATATCACTCTTGTAAATCCACTGGCATTGCTCACGCAGCAGACGGCGACCAGGCAAGCTGCGACCCTCAAGATCAAAGGGAACAGCAAGCTGAAACGTGACTGCCAGCTTGTTTTCGCTGGCTTTCTGTTCCACCACCCATTCATCAGGCCCCCAAAAAGCGTTGGGGTCTGCACCTGGAGTGCCGTCTAAATATGTTGTCAACGTGCGAATGCGGCTGACACTAGCGCCAACCAAATCGCTGTAAGTATTAGTCAGTGCTGTAATTGCCAAGCCCACGTTGGCAAACACAATGTTGGGGCGCTCAAGCTTGCCACTGGTGTTCAGTTCAAAGCCATTGGCCTGCATTGGCACAGCGGTATAAGTGTTGCTGTTGTATGTAATATCGTCACCGTTTGTTTGGGACCAATTACAAAAACGATAAACGGATTGATCAGTCGATCCCGCAGGCAGCAAGGTTGAAATATCTAACGTAAAAAGATCAATAATCTCTGGCAGCTGAGTTTTAAAAGTTTCAGCAACGGGTGGACTTTGTGTCATACGTAGACCCTCCGCAGTTCAAATTCCAGGGTTGCATAAGCAGGGCTTACGGGCGTAATGGTCCAGCCATTTGTTAAAAGATAATTGCCTGCATCAAGCGTCAAGGTCACCTCAACGACAGTTCCGTCTGCAATATCAACCGAGGTCAGCAAACCTGTGTCTAAATTTGCAGTGTAGTTTGTTGGACGGGTGTAACCGTCAAGAGACAAAGTATCAATATCTTTGTACCCCAAATCAAGCTCACCGCTTGCAAAAGGCCTTGAAAACGTCTTGGTATTAAAAGGTGGCGTCCACTCAATAGCAGTGCCTCTTAATGAAAGCAAATAGCTTTCAAGTGAATAGATTTCTGCGTTAGTTAGAGGGATTGTTACACAGCGCCAGGCTTCCTGTTGAGAATTCAAGCCATCAGTCAATACCTGGGCGTAACCATCGCCAAACGATGCGACCTGTGCTCTGTGATTTCGTTTGACGCTTGAAGCCAGATCAAGCTTGATATCGTTGAAATTGACGTAGGTCATCGCAGAAGGCCTCCGCTACGGCGCTCATTGACCAGGCTTGACATCACAATACCTTGAACTTGATTGGCTATCTGTTTTTGAGCAGCAGGACTGAGTTGCTCACCGCTGTTTTGCACGCTGATGTTAATAGCGCCAACGTTTACAGCCCTGCCCCCTGCACTACCTCGTGGAACGTACATTTCAGGCCCCCGCTCACCCACTAGGTATTTAGATCCTGCGGACACGGGACCACCATTTGCACGAGGCATGGCATGGCCAAAGTTTTGGCCACCAATCATGTACCTCATAAAGTCTTGGCGGCGACCACCAAAGTTCCCGACTCCAGCCATCGCAGCTAGGAACAGCGGGTGCATCGGCAAAAACTTGCCGCCCAAATCAATCATGTGATTGGGGACAATCTCACCGCTCTGCCCAGGAACAAACAGTTCAGGACCGCGCTCACCAACGATGTAGGGATGACGCCCCCTAACTGGACCGCCATTTGCGCGGCCAGGGAACAAAGCGGGAAACAGACCCTTAGCTAAACCCTGCATACCAAAACTCAAAAGCAAGCTGCCTACTTGTTTGAGAATGCCGCCAAGCAATTCCTTAAAAGATTGAGCGCGATCAAACACGTTGACCAAGGCGTTGGCCATGCCATCAGCAAAAGTCAAAACAATGCTTTGACCAAGCTTTTGAGTTTCAGTAAGTTCCTTGTTTGTCTCTTTCTGATTTTTGGAAAGATTGGCAAACTCACGTTTTTCTTGAGTGCGCAACCTTAAAATATTTTTCCGTAAGCGTTGCTCATTTTCAAGGTCTAATTTTTTAGCTCGATTAAAATCAATTTCACCGGCATTAAACTGTTCAGTGATTTTTTGTGTCCGCATTGCATAATCAAGCAGCTCAACCTGCAAGAAATTGCGATCACGATCAGCCTCGTTTTTCTGTCGGGATAAAGCAAGAATTTCAGCGCTCTCTGTGCGAATTTTTTTTGTTTTTTCTTTTTCCTCTTTAGTTGGTGCGCCGGGCAATGTGCTGCTACTAGGTGCAGTCGGAAGTTCAGGGCCAAGTTTGGAACCCTCAATAACCTTCAGGCTGCCTGCACGCAATCTCCTAGCAAGGCTTAATCGCCGTTTTTCTTCGTCGGTCAAGCCACCAACTCGAACCAAGGCCTCAGCTTCAAGCTGCTTAATAACTTTTTCCTGCACTTTTACGTTTTTAATGGCATTATCGAGCAGTTTGCCACCAAGTTTTTCCTCCATCTCTCTACCAAATCTGCCAAGCTCTTTAATCAATCCACCAATTGCCTCTATCGCATCAGCAGCAAATGATTGAAATGATGCACCAATGTCGGCAAGTATTGGCCCCGTTGTTTTTTTGAGATCCTCAAGAACAACTTTTAAACGGTCGCCAGCGGCTTCTGGGCCACTCGCAATCTTTTTGGCGTTGTCTTCATATCTGTTTAGCAGCAGCTCAACAAAACGCATGAAGTCCTGCAGGCTGACTTCGCCCTTTTCAAGAGCCTTATCAAGTTCTGCCGGGGTTTTTCCAATCGACTCTGCAAACAAAGTAAATGCGCCCGGCAAGCGCTCACCAATTTGCTGCCGAAGTTCTTCAGCGGATACCTTGCCTTTACTGAAGACCTGCGCAG